GTCAATGGTCAAGATTACAATTCATTCGTGCTTAAGGATCCTTCAATTCTGCGCGCGATGGCCGTCAACCGTACGTTTGCTGGTCAGCCAAAGTATATGGACTGGAATGATGCGTCTGGCGGTTACCAAAATGTAAAGATCTTTGGCAATGATCTTCGCATGTACTATGATATCAATGAGACGGTTTCAACTGAAGCATCATCGGCTCGAGTCCTGATTGATACGGTCATTGAGCCAGCTCTTAGCGATGCTGGTATCTACAATATGCTAGCCTATGCATATCACTCGGCTGGCGGTGTCACATCTCTAGCATACGTTCGCCCGCGCACGAGCTTTATCGAAGACGCAACGATTGGTATTCAAGAAAAGACAGCTATTCAGGGTGCGCTAGATCGTCACTGGTATGGTGAGCCTGATTCACTTGTATATCTTGCATCAGATTTTACGACAACTAATACCAACACGCTGCCAAGCAAGTACTACGCGGTAGTCAATTCGGATACTGATCATCGCATTTATGATAGTACAACTCCGATGGTAATTCGTGATTCTGCTACTGGAGCATATTCTCCGGTTAATGAAACGCCGAACAATGCGTCAGGAATTCAAAACACGATCATGCGTCAGCGTGTATTTGGAATCCGATTCAATCCAGTTCGATCGTTCCAAACAACCGGAATTTACATCAACAGCGGCTCAGTTACTTCGATCACTCCGACTGATAGTATTTCTTACGCAAGTATTACACAGTCGACAGCTCTTGCAGAAACGCTCACGATCGAAATTATCTCGACTGACGGCACGTTCTCAGTGTATGGTAGCATAAACGGCTATTATGGTGATGGTAAAATTGGTGAAGTCTACACGAATGGCATCATTACATTTATCATTGGAACTCCACAGGGCGTTATTCCATCGGCTTATGTAGTCGGTGACGCGTTCATCGTCACGATTTCTAAATCCGGTAGTGTGTTCCAAATTTCAGCCATTACTCGCGCAAATTTGATCGGACGATTCACGGTGATTCAAGAATCGCAAATCACTGATACTACAATGACGGATCCATATGATGTAACGGATGCTGTGAATTCTTGGATCATCATGGTTGAGCGAGTTGATGATGCAAATGGAAACTTGCTGTACTGGATCGTAACAAAGCGCAACTTTGATTTGATCGTTGAAAGTGCAACTACGAAGTTCTGGTTTGATGACAACACCTACATCATCGATCCAGACACAAAACTTCGTGTTCGCGATCAAGTCCGTTTGCTGAAGTCGAATCTCAACACGGCTCGTACTCTCGCTATTGGCACCGACCAAATTTATGACGTTGTAGGTAAGGTGAACTATGATGACGGTGATGTAAACCTGAATGCTCTAAAAGTTTCAGCTGATGATAATCAAGGAACTAACACCGATGGTCAAGGACTGCTTGCTAACCCTTACACGTTCTTGAACTTCATTGGGCCAAATGATTATGTCTACTTCAAGACTGATGCTAGCGGAAATTTGATTCCTATCGTCGCAACTGCATATGTGAAAACGCTTACTTATGTAAATGATGTTTCCGGCATTTATGTGCGTAAACGTGGCCGCGATCAACTAGACTTCATGTGGCAGCACTTTTCGCCAAATGATCATCTGCTTGATCCATCGCCATCTAACGTAATCGACATGTATGTGCTGACTCGTGGATATTACTCACAGATGCAGAACTATGTGAATGGTGTTCTCACGACTCCACCGACAGCGCCATCGTCTCTGGAGCTTCGTACATCATATGCTTCATTGATCGAAAGTAAGATGATTTCTGACACGGTTGTTCTACATTCAGCGAACATTCGTATGCTGTTTGGTTCACTTGCGGATCCACAGCTGCAAGCTACGTTCAAGATCGTCAAGTCCGCTGCATCCAAGAAGACTGATGATCAGCTGCGTATCGCCGCGTTGGACATCATTAAGAACTACTTCTCTATCGACAAGTGGTCGTTTGGTCAAACATTTTACGCAACAGATCTATGCTCACAGATTCACGCGGCGCTCGGTTCTGATGCATCTTCAGTTGTACTTGTTCCAAACTTCCCGAATAACTATTTCGGTGATTTGTTCACGATTTCATCAGGTCCTGATGAAATCTTTATTAGTTCGGCTTCATTGACTAATGTTCAAATTATTCAAGAGCTAAACAGCTCAACGTTGAAGCAGAAGTAAGCAGCTAAATGTAGGCCTATTTTTAACGCTAGACTATCTAATAAATAGTCTAGCGTTAATTCACAAAGCAAAATGGGCACTATCTAATGGCTGACCTGCAGAAAAAATCCACAGATTTATCAACTCTTCTTCCAAGTCGTTTTCGAGATAAAACGATCGTTACGCTGCTTAAGAATCTCTTCAACAAGCAGCTCACCAAGACTGAGTCACAAACCTTATTTGGTTACATCGGTGATAAGACTAATTCCTTGGAAGGTGACGTTTATATCACGGAATCTACGGCAGAGCGTCAAATCAATCAGCTCTCGCCAATCATCTATCTTAAGAAAGCAACTGAAGAATCTATCTGGACGTGGCAAGATCTGCTCCAAAAGCTAGTTGTTTCCGGCGTTGATTATTCAACAATTTCTGATTGGTTGCAATCGAAGAGCTTTAATTTTGCTCCGCCGATAGATCTTGATAAGTTTTGTAACTTCAATGAGTATCTTTGGATTGGTAACTGGATTCTTAACCATCCATCACTGCCATACGAGAACCTTGGTATTCCAACCGCAGCAGTTCAACTGGCATTGAACCGTTCTAATCCAACAGCTAAACCAGAGTACTTTGTTGTTGGTCGTGGGTCATTGTCATCATCTGGTGAGCCTCTGTCAGTCATTCCTGACCTTACCGGGTGGTCTGACTGGGCGTTGTGCAATCTTTGGGTTCACCGTGAAGATGTTATCAATTTTTATAACAACTACACTGGCATAGTTAACTTCGCAGAGCTCACGCAAGCAACGCGCCCGATTCTTGAATACTTCAGTGCATTGAAAATCAACACGTACGTCAATTCAGCTGGAGCTCCTGCTGATTCTGGTACTGCTGGTGGCGTCACTAAGACACGACCGAATCAGCCGCCGCTGTTTGACGTATACTACAATGATGGCACTCACCTCAATGTAACCTCCGCGCTGTTTTATTACCAAGAAAGCTCAACCGCGCCTATTGACTCCGTTATCGGGCGCCGACTTGAAATCGACAGCATTGATGAATTTACATTTGCTCATTCATTACAGCATCCGACAACATCGGAAATGCTGTACTACAAGCTATATGACGGCACTTCATACAAACTGAAAACAATTTGGGAACAAGGCGACGTTGTTTCAACAAAGTACGTCAAGTATGATGAAACTGGCGACCTAGTGACGATCGATAAGATCACCAACTTTGCTAACTACTACTGGGTTGGCGCGACCGCTTCTGCTTCTGTTCTACCAGCTTACAATCAAAATGGCGATCCTGAATATTACGTTATTGCTGGTGGTTCAGGTGATAGTGATTGGTCAAAGTACAACTTCTGGGTTCACGTTTCGGCACTGAAACGCACTGACCTGAAAAAGTACATTCAGGCGACAAAACCCATCATTGAGCTTAATGCATTGTTTGAACCTTCACTTAAGAAGGCAAAGACAACGTTCAATGAAATTCCACGATTCACCAAGTATATGTTTAATGACGTCACTAATCATTATGACGTCATCCCAGGATCAACGAATATCTATCTGAATGATGCTTATGCTGATGGCGTTATCATGGCGCGAGTGTCCGATCTCGGACCTATTGCTACGATTATCAACAATACAGTTGAGATCCAACCTCAACTGTTGACAATCAATGGTGAGACGTACATACAAGGGCTGCTGTCAGGTTACAATGAATTTACCGTTGACGGCCAGCCAATTGATTACATGTCGGTAGCACCGATTTTCACTGGTTCTGGCAATGGATCTGCGACAGCATTCGTTACGGATAAGACCGTACTAGTTCCACAACTTATTCAGCTCACAGCAACGTCATCAACAACGTTCTCTGTGTATAGTACGGTTCTTGGAAACATGCCAGCGCTAACGGTTGACGTAACTTATAGCGGTATTCCTGGGCTAACATTTAAAGTTCTTCATGGTACTGCTGCATTCACCGTTGGCGATGCCTTTGTGTTTGCATTGAAGACTACCGTATACACGTCTGCGCCCATCTACGCTAAGCAAGACACCGTGTACAAGACTTTGGCTGTAGCAACAGACATTCTATCGTCAAATCAGGCAGAAACAATCGTTGCAGCTGACATCACACAGAAAAATGGTTCCTATGAAGTTCCTGATCAGCTCAAGTGGAACTTCATGAATGAGACGAGAGCATCGATTACTCAAGGTGATCTCTACACTCACTTCACTACGATTATCGCAGCTCAACCAGACCTAGTTGGTTCAGAGTCTGGTCAAAATAATTGGCGTCTCATTAGCAAGAACTATGGCCTCGGTGGTTTCATCAAGCAGTATGATGGACGACTCAGCCTGCTAGCAAGTATCTTGATGCAAGAGAACGTTACGATGAATTCACTGGTTGATTTTGCGCAGCAGAATTATGATCAAATGATCGCGCAAATTTCAACGTATGTTGAAAACGTTCTACCATCTCTTATTTCAACAGGCACGGTAACCATTCCGGAAGCCGGGGACGATATTGACTCCACGATTCTTGAAGGCTTCAAGACGTACTACAAGTCAAATACGAAGGTCGCGCTATCTAACACTACTCTCGATGACTACATTGCTGAGATGTTCTATGATACAACATCAGCAATCGAAAATGTTATCGTCACTTTGCCATATCTTGGACTAGCCCCAGCCACGGCCCCAATGAAGGCGTACAATGGTGATTTGAATATGTCGGTTATGGTTCACCATGACGGTCATCAAACAGCACTCATCACGGAAAATGTGAGCTTGCTGAAGCGTATTGTTACAAAATCGTTCCTTCGTTCTAATGGTCAACAAACGCAAGGTATTATTGGTGGTCTGACATATCCAAGCCTCCCATTCCAAGGACAGTACTGGTTTGATACTACCACCAACACGCTGTTCATGTACAATGTCGTGTCGGACACCGGTGCTCTGCCGGATGATGTGCCATACGGATCGTTCTCGTACAACCGTAACAAAAACACAATTTGGCAATACAATGGAGAAGCTTGGACGCAAATCGGTAGTGATTCCGTTTCACTCGCAGAGCCATGGACCAAAGTTCCATTTGAGCTAATCATCAACAACTTGATGCTAGCGGTTGAAAAAGAACTTTACATTAACTGCCCTCCAAGAAATGCTGTGCTGAACTCTGCGTTGCTGCAGCAAAATGAGGATTACTCATCATTCATGCAGACGGCGTTTGAGCGATTCGGCGTGAAGCATAACGTAACTGACGTATACTCTAGCTCATTCTATCAAGACAACGCGTTCACGTGGAATTACACCCAGGCTGTGTTTGGCGGTGGAGTTGCAGCTAATACAGCTACTTGGCAAGATATCTATCGTCAGCGATATGGTACTTCACGCCCTGATCTATTCCCATGGATCATGGCCGGCTACTCTACAGAAGCTGCATTCTTGTCCGCGCTAATTCTTGCTGGTGTAGTTCCAGCGGGCACGACGTCTTTCACTACTAGCCTATGGCCAACCGTAGCTCCATTTATTCGCGCCGTACTATCGGCTGAAAGCAAGCCAACGCAGCTTAGCATTGACTTGTCAACCGGTGCGCTTCTTGCGCCATATGGAACAACGGCTGAGAATTTGACTAATGTAGTTCCAGCTGGAATTGCAAATCGTTATACTTTTGGTCAAAATGGTCCAGTCGAACAAGTGTGGAAGATTTCTACCGACTACTTGTACTCGCAAGTTAAGACCTACTTCAAGCTTGATCCATTGAACTTCGTCGACGCTACTTGGGGTGATACCACAGTAACGGTTGATGGATATAGCATCGACAAGCGTCTGGGTAAAAAGCTTGCACCAAACGATATTATGCTTCACGGAGATCAACTGCCTGCGGTAAGTTCTTCAGACTGGGTAACTTTCACGTATGTGTCAATGCCAGATTATCCGTTGACATACAATGTTGAAATTGTAAGTCGAGTAGATGGTATTGCAAAGATTACCGGCACAAATTTCGCAGTTCCGACATTCGTCAATATCAACACCGGTTATATTGACTCGTATATCCACATTACGTTCAATCCATCTCGTGTCGGATTTAACTGGGGTGATGTGTATGTCGGAGTTATCGATGCTATGGGTTCTATTACAACATCATACACTCCGCAATCGTATTTCCGCTCGGAAGGGTTTAACCAACTTTTCGTTCAGTACCTGCGTTCATTTGGCGATGACATGTCGATATCATCAAGCGTCGCGGTGCTACGCAACTGGGAGATGAAGCTTGGATATCGATTCGGCGGCTTGGTGAACAGCGATGTTTTCCAAGTTTCGAATGATGATTCAATTATCGCTTCAAAGAACTATGAAATCCTGCTGAAGGAAAATCAATTCACGAGTAGTTCATGGTTGAATGCTCTTCGAATTCAGCTAGTTCATCGTGGCACAGCAAAGAATGTATCTGGCATTCAAGTTCCGGCTGGTACGGATACTGCTCAGCCAGGAGATGACTGGGTGTATCGTGTTGACGTGTTCAATCAAAATCGCCCGGATTTGTCTTGGTACACATATGACATCACTGGTGACAGCTACAAGTTTCAAGCTCAAAACGGCACGGCAACAACTGATGAATGGACACGTTATACCACTGTTCAAAATACTGTAAGCTTCAAAGCTCCATTCTTGGTTACTGGTCTGCAGAATCTTATCACATTCTTGTTTGGATATGCGGACTATCTTACAAGCCAGGGCTGGGTATTCAATGATCCAAACGATCCTGAATTGAGTAAAACTACAGGTCAGCCGCTTGGATGGAACACGACGATCGAATCATTTATTAGCCAACAGTATCTTGGAATGACAGCTGGTGTAGCTTTCAATTTGAATCCTTTCTCTCAGCGTGTCTGGTTTAAGACTCCTCGTGGTGTGGTTTCAAACTTGACAAAACGAATCGGATTGGAAACAGAATCTATTCCAGCTATTTTGGACGTTAATGGACAGCAGATTCCGTCATCAAAAATGCGCGTTTTCCGTGATGATGATATCACTGAAATTGTCTTTGATGACGCTCCATATGTCATTCACTTGCTAACCAGCGAATATGAGCATATTATTGCATTTGATCAATATGCTGCAGATGATGTTTTGATCTATGATCCGTTCCTTGGTCAGATCATTAGCCGCATGTTTATCTCTGGTGAACGTCAATTGAACTTCAATGGTCGACTGTCATATGGTGGTCAGTATCTATCTCAAGGTCAAATGCGTGAAAACATGGAAGGCGCGGTTGAAAAGATCCTGAAGCTGTATGACACAGACCTGATGGTTCCAGGATCAGCTGAAACTGAACATGCTCGTGCGCTGCTTGGATTCCAAACTAACGATTACTTCACTACTCGCGGATCATCTGACAAAACTGCCTTCCGTTTCTGGCAGGGTATGATCTCGAATAAGGGAACGAATTTGTCGGTAGATGCTTTCATTAATTCATCTAAGTATAAGACGTATGAAATTGATGAATACTGGGCATACAAAACTGCAACGTTTGGAGATGCTAATGGTGTAGTGAAGACGGAAATCAAAGTTGAGCCGAACGATTGCTCTACTGAGCTGACCAACTACTTAGTAGTAGAAAGTGATGAGCTCCCAGGATTGGCAACATATCAGTCTGGCGCTACTTCGACCATGTACACCATCACAAATTGGATGCCAGGCAACTATAACGGCGCCGGCGCTATTCCAATTATTCCGACGGATGAAAATCGTTGGTTCAGCTATGAAGACGTTGGTACGCTAAGCTATTTTGAAGCAGATGTAATAGCTCAAGTTTCAATAACGGCAGATACAACAGATCGCATCTATGTCATCAAGGACGCTAATGGAAATGAAGTGAAAGCTGATTGCTTTGAAATTGTAGACGCAGCTGGTAACGTGCACTATGAAACTGGCGTATTCACTCCACCAGCCTCGAGCTAAATGATGGTTTTCTAACCTAAGTTAGGAGAATAAATACTTGTTTGATAGAGGAGAGGTTAACCTCTCCTCTTTTAACATAAGCGGACAATAATGAGCGATACAGCAAGCCAAGGCGATTACTCAGCTCCAATCTTTCAACGAGTAAATGCTTCGACAATCAAGCTTAATGACCAGACATTGATCGGTCAGAAGCTTACTATTAGAGCATACGGCCCGTCTGCAAAGGTTTATAGCCCTGCCAAACTATACAACTACGTTGATAATACGCAAGTTCTTGACGATGTCATTTTGTGGGACCCAGCGAGAGGGATTTTCCACCCTGAGGCTATTCAAGTTGTTGACGTCAAATCTAAATTTGACCCAGCACATTATAACGTACGTTTAGCAAATGCCGGAAGTAATACCGATGATCAAACTCGGCTGTGGGGCAATGATCAAGTAGGTAAGGTATGGTGGAACACTAAAAATCTAGCGTACAAGCCATACCATGATGAGAAGATTATTCCTGACGTTTTTCAGCGTCTTGCTATTTGGGGAGCTCTTGCCGACTATTCATCAATTGAGCTTTATGAATGGGTAAAGTCAGACGCGGCTCCAGCTGATTACATTGGTGGAGCTCTTAACATAGCTGACAGCAGCGTTCCAGCGATTGTCAATAATGTCTCACGAACACGCACGTGGTATGCTCGTCCAGTAGCCTGGAAATATGCCGTTAATCCTGCGCTAACGAGCGCGACATTCATGAATTCGTCTCCGACGACGATGTACATTCCGTCGACAGCGACGCCGAACGCCACGACAGCTATTTTTCGTGATGGACGAGCCGCTGCGTATGGAATCATCAATGGAACGAAGTTTTCGATGACGCGGTACTCAAGCGCAGCAAAAACGGCTGGAACAGAAACAGCTGTCTATGGTCTTGCGGTCGCAACGTCTGATGAAATTTTCACTGTAGGTTCTTCTACATCATTCACGACGCCTGCTCTGCGCGCATCCGCATATTTCAATAATCTCATGGTCTCGGTTTATGACCAAGCGACTTGGAGCTCAAATTCTAAGAATAGCGGCATCATCAAATTCAACTTCTTGACAGACGCTAATTCACTAACGTGGATCACTGCCACGTGTTCTAATAGCACAATTACTTCGCGCGTTCAAATTACAGGAGATCCATTTGCAGCAGGAACAACGGTGTCGTTCAAATTCCCGGATCTTGGTATCGCAATAAGCGGAGTTGCTATCTATGGAACTTCTGACTCATGGGCTGGTGGCCTAGGCGTTCCAACGGCCGTACAGCTTATTGAACAGCTTTCTTCGATCTTTGGAAATCCTTTGCATAATGTCGCGATTTATTCATCAATAAATGTCAGCGTCATTGTTCCATTTACTGATCCGGTGAGTGGTGCTAATGTAAATGAATTTTTAGGGCTTAATGAAGCGGCTCTTACATCAACGCCTACATCATCGACCGTCGGCTGGGTTGCATGGAACGATCCGACCGATCTTTTATCTGATGGATATGCGCCATACAATCAATGGCAGCCAATGCTAGGTCAGTGGACTGACGCCACTTTGGCACTTCCGCTACTTACAAAGATGATTCCAGCGGATGTCACCTCTCCATTTACGCTTCGTGATGGAACGACATTGAATCAATTCAATGGAATTTGGAGTGATTGGACGGATAACGATCCTATCACTATGTCTGCTAGATACTACCAGTCGGTATTTTCGAGCGCGGTATCAATTAATGACGTCAATGTGACTAATGGTGTTGCTTCCCCAACTGCACCGGCTCTGACAAGTTCATTGAATTTTTGGCAAACTAACTTTACTATTCCAGCTGAGTTGCTTACTAGAGCCGCTTCAGCTATGGTGTACGTCAACGGATTTAAGAAGGCATCATCTACGTGGAGCATCACTAGCTCACTTATTAATGGAGTTACGCAGTATTATGTCAATGTCAATGGAGTGAATGTCGGTGATGCTATTGTGGTCATCATTCCGCCGTATGCTCCGACATCAGCTGAACTTGCATATGATCCGACAGTGTCAGGCGCTGATCCATTGATTCTTACACAGTACGCTGTTGATTATCCTTACGTAACGGAAGATGTTCGTTCAGTGACTGGTGATAAGACTGGAACGAATTATTACTTTTGGGTGAAGGGTAAGTGTTCATTAGCTAATTCAAAGAAAGACTTGTCGATTAATGCAGCTGCTAGCTTGCTAGAAGCTCACGACGGCACGTATGCAATTAATCAGGCTTTCAAATATTACAATCAAGCTGATGGTCGCCCGAATCGTTATGGTATGCTATCAGTGAAAAATCTTGGGCAGTATGTTCATAAAGAAAACACATACAAAATTCGTGTCAACACGAACAAGGCGCTGAGAAACACCGACAATGGAATGTCGCTAAAGAACGTTCACACTGAATGGGCTTTGCTTCGTCCGAAGCAAAATACGTCAATTCCTAAGCAGCTGTGGGATCTTCTCATCGACTCGGTCTGCGGCGAAAATGCTATCGGCCAGCCAGTTCCATCACAGCTTTACCAATCATATGATGATCGAAATGGAACGAAGACGCGATACGGTTTCAATTCCGGTCAGATCTTGGTTGACAGCGATATCGCAAAGACGACTATCAAGTACACGATCCGTAATACGACGATCAATAAATATGATAGCTCTTACAATGCAACACCAGATTACATCTCTTACAGCGGCTTCGACATCACGAAGCTGGACAGTTATCTAGCTACTTCAGCTAGTTCTCGTGAATTCTTGACGGATCTGTGGCGAAATGCTACTCCACGCCAGGTGAATGAAATCTTCTTTGCTGTGTTGGAAGATGCCTTGACGGTAAATTATGCCGTAACAGACTTCTTTAAGACTTCTATGATCGCAATGCAAGAAGTTCAAATCGTGAGCGGGAGCTAATACGTGGCTAGCACATCAAACGACGCAAAACTGCTTCAGTCCCTGACAGCATACATCAAGGACGTTAAGCCATATCACACTAAACTGTTGAATATGACTACGTCCTTGCAGTTCACGGACAAGTTCACGGCGACTATAACTGAGTTACTCAACACTAAGATCTATCTCCAGAACGTCTGGACTCGAGATGATTTTGGTGGTGAGACGCTCTATAACTTTTCAGCTGGAACCACGAATGATCAAACATTCTTCATTCCGGCGACCGTCTTCCCGCGATTCTCAAGCAACGATTCATTGAATTCATTCCAGACGCCGTATGGCACGGATCCTGCTTCGGTTGATTTGACTGACGGAAATAATGACGGGATTCCTGATAGTGAAGAGCCGTGGAGTGGTCTACCTGGATACAAGTCACACCAGCTAGGATCGGATCAAATTCCGGTTGACGTTCCGGCGATCAGTGTCTCGCGTATCATCACGAGCGTTACACAAGGTTCGACGCCGCTTTCGGTCACTTTCAACTATGACCTGGCTATCGTAATCGAAAACATCAAAGGCGTATTCAATTTTGGTGATACAGCACCGGAGTTGCATGTTGCTGGAGCTCTGTTCAATGGCAGCATGACATTGCTCACCACAACGTCATTCTTGCTGAAAGACGTTCACTTGATCGCGCCTGTTCCTGAATATACTCTTCAAACGACTGATGAAGTTTATGCTCTCGTGACGGAAGCTCAAGCTAGCGGATCTGCATACTTGCCGATGATTGCTGCTTATGCTAACTTTGCAATCCCAGCACCGCCAGTCAATGCGATTTATCGTCAAACAGGACGATACGCAGTGCCATTTCACACCGGCTCGCGCGTTCGCGTGAATGGTGAATACATGGCATACGGTGTTGAATACGTGGTTGATCATACGCGTAGTTTCATTCAGTTTATGCCAGGTAGAGCGCCAGGCCCAACTGATCACCTTGACATCAACTATTTCATTAGTGATAAGCTGTTCTTCAAGTATGCAGCACCGTTCAACGCGTCGATGCTTGATACTGATCCACGTGATTCATTCATCATTACCGTTGATTCTACACAACCAACTGGATACACGCTATCGTTTACGAACAGTGATGGAGTTGCTAACAAAGCTACGCTGAAAGAAATTAGCTTTGGAAGCGGAGTGATGAATGGAACTCAATTTCAGGTCACCGCTCTTACTCCGATCTATTTTCAAGTTCAGCAGATTGCACCAACGCTCGGGCCGCTCACATACGCTTCATTCAACATCGCTTACACCAGCTCTTCATTGAATTTCCGTGTTGATGCCGATTGGGTAAGTTACTATCTGACGGTTGATGATAATGCCTACAACACGTTCACGTTGAACCTTGCGTTGTTTACGGAAATCTCACAAATAGATCCAACTGATTATCTGCCGGACCTGTCGATTCCTACGCAGCGCGGTTACATTCTTGAAGATTATGACACAGCTGCACAGATTCACAATGGAATGCAATTTTCATCTTACGGCAAAGTTATTCTGAAAGACGTCACGGTTGATACTGGAACGTACAAGATGTATGCGTTCATCTTTGACGACATCCCACCGCTAAACACTTACATTGAATTTAGAATTGAGCAAGCTGGTCAATATAACCAGATCGCTAATGCTTCATTCATGGAACACTTTGAAATTAAAGAGCTGCTCCGCCTGTATGATTGTATGTGTGCGGCTTCAATGAATGTTACTGGTGAATGGTACACCACTCAGGCAAACTTGGATGGCATGCCGTGGGCTGCAACCAACGCTTCCATGTATCCAACGCTTCCTCACGCTGTAATCACGCAGAATGGCGGAACTACTCCGCATCGTTTGCCAACGATCTACAAGATGCGTTTGTTTGATCCAGTGTGTTTTGATAATTCGAACACGGCATATGAAGCATTTCCATATGATACGGATCGCTATGAGACGGATGATTGTGCCGGCGTAGCTACTGACTTGGCAGGAAACAACGTCTTCACGTACATCAGTGATGACATGTATATGACGGTGAGTGAAGGTGGAGTTGATACTGTGAATCACAATGTCATGCTACACGCCCAGTCAAACTTCTATGAAGAGCCACAAAATGTCAATAACTTGTACATTCACTATGAAGGTGCAAACGTAATCAGCGGAGTGATCGTTCTCAATGGAGATCAAGTGATCACGCCAGATACGTTAGTCATTGGAACTCACGTTGTACAAGTAAGCTTCAACACCGCGCGCTCATTTAGTGTGTGGATTGAAACCTACTCTGACGTTCCGAATCCGCCAGAAACACCAACTTACCAAGAGCAATTCTATGATGGTACGTTTAACTTCGATGGCACGCGTGTATTTGATGAATTCTACACCGGTCCTTAATCAATAAATACTCACATCATTATTTCAATGGAAAGCTAAATGAAATCACTGCTACCAGTTACCGCCATCGGACACGTTCAGATCGTCGACAAAGAGTCGGGTGAAGTGGTTCTCGATAAGAAGAACGCTATTCACCCGCAGAACATGGCTACGGCTATTGCTCGTGCACTGTCCCATGGATCAAACGGCTACATTTCCACGCTAGCGCTTGGAAATGGAGGGACGTTTTATAACTCAGCGAATCAACTTAATTATCGTCCACCAAACACGCTCGGTACAGCCGATCTTTACAACGTAACTTATTCTGAGCAAGTTGATTCGAACGCGAATGGAACGCCAGTTGGCAATTCAGTTACGTCTGCTCAGTCGCCATCTCCAGCCATTACGTCGATCATCATCGTAACTATGGAGCTAAGTTCAGTTGAACCTGCCGGACAAGCCGCGTCTGATGATTCAACTACCGCTACGAACTCGCTTTACACGTTCGATGAGCTTGGGTTGAAAACAGCGGATGGCCTGCTGCTTACTCACATGATTTTCAATCCAATTGAAAAGACTGCGAATCGTGCGTTTTTGATAACTTACACAATCACGGTTTCTGTGTCATAATGGCAAATTTAATTCCAACACCCGGTTGGGATGCTGTCCCACAGTTAGAAATCAATACCAAAGTTCTCGGCGGACCATCTGGCCCAGCAAACTCTCAAGCGCAAGCACTGCTTGATAGAACTGAGCTGATTGCTCAAGGATCAGGAACCGCAGCTTCTGCTCTAACCGGCGCAGAAGTTGTCTCTGTTAGCCAAGTAAATGGTGGAACCCCTGGCATCCGTGCTACTACATTGACGACTATTTTGAACTGGCTCAAAAATACTTTGATGACCAGATCAAACAATTTGTCTGACGTGCAAAGCGCAGCTACGGCAAGAACAAATCTTGGTCTTGGCACGGTCTCCACGCTTAACACCGTTCCGGTTGCAAATGGTGGCACTGGCCAAACCTCAGCTAATGGCACGACACTAGATGCCATCACTGGCTTTTCTGGTATTGGTTATCTTCAACGAACTGGAGCTGGAACTTATTCATTCAATTCGACTCCTTATACACTTCCAGTAGCGACACCTTCAACGTTGGGCGGGGTGAAGGATGGTTTTGGTTTGACTGTTGCTGGCGATGGTACTCTTAGCGTTGATGGATCAACTGATAATGGATTTAGTACTGTCCTTGGGTATCGCACAAATCCTGATGCGTCATTTGAAATTTGGGGCGTAGCTTCATTCCCAGTCGGTACAAATCAAATTGACGTGACTCTTCCGAAGCCTGTGCCAAATGGCGTGATGACGTTACAAATGACAGACGGTGGTTCGACTTGTCTTTCATATGGTATGCAATTATTGAATAGCACAACGCTACGTTTGTGGTGTCCAGCATTTTTTGTCGACCAGGGTGGTGGCACTGTGATTCCACGTAACTCATTGATTGCTTCAGGTTTTTGGCGCATCCTTGTTAACTAATCTGGAATATTGAACGCATGACAAATTTAACTCCAACTCCTGGTTGGGATCCTGTACCGCAGTTGGAAACCAACACAAAAGTTCTTGGTGGACCTGGTGGACCTGCGAATGCGCAAGCGCAAGCGCTGCTAGATAGAACTGAAGTTATCGCTCAAGGAACTGCTCCAGCTGTTGGCACTCTAACAGGCGCTGAAGTTCTTTCTGCGAGCAAAGCCGGTAGTCTAGTTAGCGCTACCTTGAATGCAATAACGACCTGGATTGAAAATAAATTCAAGGCTGATTTTCAAAGCGGTAGCACCACATACGCGGTTGCGACTGGAACAGCTAATGCTCATGTTATTGCGCTAAATCCTGCATTAACAGCTCGAACAGACGGCATGGTGATTCGTTATAAAGTACCCGCCGCTAACACGGGAGCTTTGACCCTTGATGATGGACTCGGACCTGTTGCTGTAGTTGGCAGTGCTCATAGCGCTCTACAGGGTGGGGAAACCATTGCTAATGGTGACGCTTGGGTGCAGTGGAATAGTTCTATCGGTGGTGGATCATACGTAATGGTTGATTCAACTGGTGGAAGCTTACAGATTCAGGCTGGAACGAAGACAAACCAAGCTGTCAATTACGGACAGTTTCCATTTTCATTGAGCGGTGGAAATGGGTATACAAAGTTGCCAAATGGAATTATTTTTCAATGGGGTAGTGTTGTTTGCGGTTCAGATGGGCTAGGCACACTCGTATTTCCTATTGCGTTTCCAAACAATCTATTCATTATTGAAGTTGTATATGTGATTTCTGGCACTGGGGTTCCAACACAAGCAGTTACGGCAAATGACACTTCGACTAGCAGTAGAACACAGGCAGTTATTTGCGTTTCACAGAACGGCAGTGGATTGAATCTAGCTAACGCGCGAATCTTTGCAATCGGAAATTAATCATGGGCCAAAAATTTGCAGCATATAACTCAGCCGGTAATATCATTGCTTTCTATGACAGTGAAGACAGCCCAGTTCCTGTTGGAGAAACTGTCATAGAAATAAGTGATGCCGATTGGCAAACTTGTATTAATACTCAAGGCTACACCGTAGCTAATGGAGTACTAGTAGCACCGCCAACACCAACAGCAGAAGATATTGCGGCTAAACAAGCTGCGATAGCTTGGGCAGCTTATCAAGTACAGGCAAGAAATGCATTGTCTTCATCTGATCTAACGGTGCTGCGATGCTATGAAAATTCAATTGCTTTACCGGCCGAATGGGTTGCTTATCGTAAGAGTCTTCGCGCAATTATTAATTCGCCTATCGGTGATTCGACACAACCGCTACCGACAAAACCTGATTACCCAACCGGTTCATAATTACACGCATTATATTCAATTAAAAGGAGGAAAATATTTCCTCCTTTGTTGCCTCTTTTGATAAAAGTTGCGATTTCCTGCCGGCGAGTGGCTCATTTCATAAATATGTTTTGTTAAGAAGTTGAATTACCAACAAAAAGGAGTATGAAATGACTTTTGAAACTACCGACATCGTGTTGGCCGCTTGCCTGCGTATCAAGGGTTACAAGATGGTTAACATCGTCAAGCAAGGTAATAAGGGCACTTTCGTATTTGAGCAAGTTCAAGAATCAGTCGTGAATCAATATGATTTGGGACAGCTTTTGGTTGAACCACGTGCTTTGAATAACGAAATTAAGGCTTTGACTACCGCCGCTCGCCGCTAATTATTTGCCATAAATATCTGTCCTTAGGAGAAATTCATGGCAAATAATGATTATAGCATGGTGTGGTCGGACCAGACCCTAAAGTCTGGCTTCACACTAGAAGGTGGCACCACAGACACTACCACTACGTCGCTTTCATTGACGGGTAAAGGTGTGTACCTTTGGGGACAAAAGGTACAAGAGAATTTCATCAAGCTTCTTGAGAATTTCGCTTCACATGGCACACCACCTGCTAATCCAACAAAAGGGCAGCTTTGGTTTAACGCATCGAACAACAGCCAAGCGTATTACAATACGTCAAGTCAGTGGCAGTATCTAGCTGCCATTGATCCAACGACTGGTGTTCTACCTCCGAGCATTATTCCGGCAAAGCCGTATATGCTCTATCAAGGAACTTGGAATCCTGCTACTAATACTCCGGCGCTTCGCCCAGGTATAGGTACACAGGGTTATGCTTATAAAGTGTCTGCTTCAGGGACACTTGCGATTGATGGAAATAGCACTTGGGCAGCCGGTGACTATATCATTTTCAATGGAACAACTTGGGATCGTTTACTCGGACCGAATGGTGGAACTCCTGTCGGTGGCATCATTCTGTGGTCTGGTTCCGCAGCAAATATCCCTGCACATTGGCTGCTATGCGATGGCAATAACGGAACACCTGATCTTCGTGATCGTTTCGTAGTTGGGGCAGGTCTGTCATACGCTCCACTAGCAACTGGTGGTATTGCTACTAACGTTCTATCCCAAAGCCAAATGCCGTCGCACACGCACGGCGCATCCGCTTATACTGATGCACAGGGAGCTCACGCTCACGGTGGTTCAGTATCTCCGGCTGGAGATCACCAACACCAGCCACAGCAGCTGGGTTCTACCCAGGCTGGACGAGACAACGGTGGTAATGCAACATCGGTTCCAAACGGCTTTGGTCTACCAGCGTCTGACCGCTACATGCAGCCAGATTATCCAGCTGGTGCACACACCCACGCAATTACCACTGACGTTCAGGGTTATCACGCTCACAATGTGGCCGTCTCGATCGGCGCAGCGGGTGGCGGCGCAGGTATTGAAAACCGCCCTCCGTACTACGCTCTTGCGTACATCATGTACGTTGGATAAACTATCAGTATAAACAACAAAAGGAGCCGTGAGGCTCCTTTTGTATTTTCTACTTCTTACGCGAGAAATTCGGTCCAATCAGTGATAGAACGAAGTGAGTAAGAAGCCAAACCATCTAGGCTTTCACGGCAGTACTTGCGAGCGTTAACCCACACATCCTTCATCTTGCAGACCATGTCATCCGTCGACGTAGGATCCGCCCAGGTCGACTTGGATGCCCACGCAATTTCAGGTGATGTAACTACTGGAACTCCAACAACTACTGTGTCCGCTGTAACGATGTTGAATGTTTCGGTGAACGAAACTTGAAGGCACATATCCATGCCACGGATAACATCCAAGAATTCATCATGGTTGGTCCATGTAATTTCAACTAGCTCTGCGTTCGCTACATTATCAAACAATCCACGCAAATTCTTCAATACGTTTGCTCCCATCATCTCATTACGTCCAAGATTGATGTGGAACTTAAGCGGCAGCTCCAGGAAGTTGGCAAACTCGATCGCAGCGATTGCTTGGGCGAGATGGTTCTTCATTGGACGAACAGCGCCAAAGCAGCCGATGTTGATTTCTGTGCGACGACGCCACGGCGAGTGGTGAATCCACACTTGATCGGTGATTGGGTAATAGTTTGGTAGATACGGCGTCAGCTTCGAGACACTGGCTGCACGTTCTGGATAGTTATGAGCTAGCAATTGAAGTTCTTTGTGAATTCGTGGAGCATTGCCTGCGACAGCAATACCGCGCTTCCAGTACTTAAACGTCCACTCCATTGCGATACCTTCCTGTGCTAGGAAGGGAACTTCACTGTGGCATCGAACGATCCATTGTACTTTCGGGTGCAGTGGCTTCAGCACATCAAATTTTTCAGGAACAACCCAGTAGCCTTCGATAAAAACATGAGTAGGCTTGTATGCCGTTACTTCACGGTCAATGCAGTTATTGTCGATGACAACGATTACTTTAGCTTCAATACCTTGATTGTTAAGCATGTCCGCGACAAACGTGGCAGAATTGAACATGCCGGAAGCGACTGACGGCTTGTAGTGGCTAACGTCTTGACCGTAGTCTTCACGTAGCTTGAGGATAAAGAGTGCACGCGGTGCGGTATTCATTTTGATCTCCGGAGGAATTAGGCAAGAGTATTTATTTGATGGATGTGTCTAAGTGATTGAATAGATTGACTTTGTAACCATTCCGTAACCTTCGGATAACATCTCGTATCAATTTTGCCATTTAATTTTACAACCTCCAATTTTGGTGATATAATTTCTTTTTGGTTAAATATTCTCTTTGGAGAACTAACATGAAGAATCCTGTAGCAAAGGATCTTCACACACCAAAGTATAAAATGCGGGTTGTGAAGAAAAAGAAAGGAAAGGGCGCGTACAAGCGTGAGAAGAAAATTAACCACGAGGAATAAGATGTCGAATTATTCTGTAGTTGGTCGTCGCAGACATGTCTGTGAACTTCGTATGGATCCTAGTGTACGCAACTTAGGTAGAGAACGGTTGCTGTGCGGGTATCGATGTTCATGCGGAAGACTATTTTGGTTCTCCTACGCTACTCTATAAATAGAAGTTCAATTCCCTTGTAGTTCTAATTGGTCAGAATAGCTGATTGGTATTCAGCAGCTTCGAGTTCGAGTCTCGACGAGGGAACCGTATGATGAGTGTGCTTATGTCGCCCCGCTCGTTAAATCCAGATGCGACCCGCGCAGCACCCTAACAGTGGTCAGGCTTGTAAGGAGCAAATTACTGTCGGCTAGGCAGCGGCTAGTCTACATCGAGATATGGTGAAATTGGTTATCACGCTGGTCTCATAAGCCGGAATTGACGGATCGTTCCCGTCTGTCTCGACCAAAAGCCAAGGATGCAAGTCCTTGGCTTTTGTTGTCTCTATAGCATAAATAAGCGATGACAACTACCTTGTGAGTTCACATGAATTTCAAATCACTATACGAAGCAAGCAAAGCTCAAGAATCGATCAAGTCGAAAGAAGACGTCTTGAAATGGTTGGCAACGCATAACGCA